AGTATTGTTACTATTGACTTCAGTGTTTAAACAGACGACTACTAATCACGATACTGAATTGAGAAAAGACTTCTCTGAGTTTATGGGTAATAAAACCAAACCAGTAAAGTCATTGGTTACGCCTTCTGAATTTAAAGCCAATATCACTATCTAAAAAAGAAAGATAGAATAGCTTCGTCTCTCTATACCCTGTTGCTGGGTATAGAGAGACTATAGCTTATTTCTCTAATTGAGAGGATTCCACTAACTTAGGTTTCAGTTTGTTTAATACACGGGTCATTTGTTTATCCCGCATTTTGAACTTACCTTTCTCGTCAATGTAATAAGCCACAAACGGCTTATCGTTCTTCAAGAAGAGTTCTAATAGAGGTGGTGAGGATAGAATCGAGTAATAGAGAAAGGTTTCCATGATTGCATCGGATACGTATTTCTCATTGAAGATACTCTCTTCTTCCCCTTTAGCCAATTCCGATAGGTAATCCCTCAACTCATTGCCATTCATCTCACGAATCTTGTCATTCTTCTCCTTCAGCTTATACCACTGAATAGCGGTGTAGACTGATACGAATGAGCCGTATTGCGGGTGATGAAACACGCGATGTGATTCAATGGTTAGGTTTCTACCGAGTAGGGTATTGGCTACTTTGTCAATTCGAGTGTGATCTACCCCGTCTAAACTGGGGTTGATATTACTCAAATCCACCTTCTTCATCTTCGGATAACGCTGAAGATTATCATTCATGTTGCCCCCTAATGTTACTCTTGCTCAGCCCCTTCTGTATCACGGCGGCGAGGACGACGAGAATTGTTGCGTTTCTCGTGGTAGTTAGCCAGGTTGGATTCAGGGGCTCTGTGTACTTCATCGTGGATACCTGATTTCTTTATGTACTCAGGAGTCAGGTCAGGTACGACGTTATCGCTAACACCCATGTTACCGATGTGGTAGGTGTAGGATTTCACGGTACCTGATTTGCGCTGCATACTGATAGAGATATCTACCCACTCCAAGTCCAGAATGTGCAGAAACTCACCCAGTACTTTCACGCTGATGAAGTCACGAGAAAACTCTTTCAGTAGACGAGAACGCTCGGCATTCAAGTCATTACGAGAAAGAGTATTGTTATTGTACTTCTGTAGAGTAGACTCGATGATCTCCTCCATTTGGGTGAAGGTGATTTTCTCATCCTCGAATTGAGGGCAATCTACTTTGCCCTTACCGTCGTAACGGTCTTTTACAATCTTGCGTAAGAGTGCTGCCAATACCCCACCCCAAGTGGCAGGGATATCCTGCATAGCACCATCCTTGGATTCAGTGATCTTTCTAAACCCAGTCAATTGTAAGTTTTCTTTAATGCTCATCGTTAGATTCCTTTAGTTTTAGATTCAACATTGGCTCCACCTTATCGATGGAGGATATACTAGTTACGGTAAATGACCAATTCATCTACCACTTCATTAACCGATAAGGCTACTAGGATAGCAAACCTTATACGGGTTAATACGGCATACGCCTCTCGGCGCTTTACTTCATTTAGTAGGTTGATAACCGATACCAGATAATTCGATAAAATCTCCTTATCGGTACCCCTTGCATTATACCTAAGGTACTTCCTTAAAGTATAATAATTGTCAGTAACACTCACCATGAATACACGAGTAACATCTCTTAGGTCTAATGACTTAAGATAGGTATTCAGTCTGGTTTGTTCTTCTACCGTGAGGTAAGTGTTCTCTCTGTACTTTAATCCATATACCTGCTCTTCGTACTCCATGAAGTAGGTATTAGGGATTTCATCTCCCAGATAGTCTATTCTTTCTAACTGGATTTGAAAGTACCACAGTAAGCTATCGACCATTTCTTCAGTCGTAACACCAGTATCACTTTCTTTAAATAAAGCGATATTGGCTAAGTGCTTTTCTCGTATTTCCTTTTCATGGTCTCTTAATGTTTCTTTTATCTTCTCTTTACTGCTAGAGAAAAAAGAGCTGATTTTGTTTAATAGATTCGGCATTTGAATAATACTCCAATTTGGAAACGCTCGTATTTACGTACATTTCTTTGAATAGATACATTAGAATACGTGAGTTTTTGAAATGATTCTATTCTTTTCAAAATCACGTCTCTTATCACTTCAATAATATAGCCCTATAATCTTCTAGAATATAGGCTAAGAAGGAACATTAAAGATGGAACAGTTTATCGAAGATCATGCTACTGCTAAAAGCAGTAGACCACCACTGGGAATCGAAGCATTCTCCGTGAGCGGTAGTGTTTCTAAACACGATAGACAAGGTATCCTGGACGAGAATACTAAGTTAAGGCAGTTGATTGCTCGAGGTATTCTAGCTCAGGACAATATCTTGGCAGATAAAGACATGATTAATGTCGCATTAAAAGCCATGGCTGATAATGATAAAGTCGTGATTGCTCAGGCTCGCTTAGCGGTAGATGAGGAATCCAATAACGCCTCTAAAGATCTGGTAGCTGCTATTGTTAGCGAAGTCATTGGTCGTCCGATTAATACACCCAGTGTTAATCCTGAAATAAGAAGAGACATGGATATCGAACTACCTGATGCCTCTCGTGAGATTAACGACGATGAGTTAGTGGTGGGCACAGAGCAGCTTAGTGAAGCTGAGGTACTCGAACAACTCAAAGGCGGCGAGTAAACCACTATGGCTGAATTAAACAACCTTACTCCTTATTCATTGGGGATTGCTGCTGTTAACTTAGAATTAGGTACGGATATCTTAACGGTTTATCCACAATCTATTCTACCCATGCGAGATGGTGAAGTCATTGACGCTATGGAGGAGACTAGCCAAACCATTACGGATTCCTTTGGTCGTACTTCCTCAGTGAAAATCAGCACCTCTAATGCGATTAAAGCTAAGTGGTATTGTCAAGACCCTAACCTCATGACACCACCTAATGTCAGACGTGGCGCTAAGGTCATGTTGTGGCGTCAAGCCAATACAGACTACTTCTATTGGTCCACTACGACCAATACGGACAATTACCAAAAGCTAGAAGAACGTGTCTATGGTTACTCTAATACCAAGAACGAGAGTGTAGACCACACTAAAGACCCTAATGCTACTTGGACTCAAGGTGTTTCTACACTAAGAAAAGAAGTCAATCTTATCCACACGACTAAGTCGGATGGAGAACAATGGGCTTACGATATCAATGTCAATGCCAAAGAAGGATTCATTATCCTGAAAGATGATATTGACAACATGATTAGAATTGATTCTAAGAACCACATTATCCGTTTACAGACGACAGATGGTGCTTTTATCGAAATCAATAAGCGCAATATCAATATTGGTTGCGATAACATGAGTACGGTAGCTGACTCTACCATTAGTGAAAAATCCACTAATAAGACCGGTAACTACTCAGCTGGATGGAATACAGAAACCCCTGTACATTCTCAATTAGGTAACTACAATATTACCGGTGGGATTACGGGTAGTCCTGGTAGTGGTGGTAGTGGCTTTACGATTACTGGTGATATTAACCAGATTGGTAGCATTACTTCTACTGAAGACCACAAAGCCGGTGGTATATCACTGATGCATCATCACCACACCTGCTCGGCGGGTGAAAGTGGTGAACCACATTAAGAGATTTAGCAGTAAATAGCAATTGCTGAGCCATAGAAGCTCTTAGAAAGCGATTAGACTATAAGGTAATACCTTTGTATCATTTTGCATTAAATCGCGTATAATCGCAAAATAGAGCGAATTACGCTCATTCTGTACTTTCGTACTAAAAACTCAATATAGAGTGAAAATAGACCTACTCCTAACGATTCGTTAGATAGACACTACTCTCTACTCCCCTTGATGAGGAGTAGAGAGTAGTCTTGTCTTATTGTCTTATTTGTTTTCAGGTGTAGGCAGTACAAAGTCATCTGGTAGTACAATACAGAATTCTCGAGTATCGATAAAGGTAAAGCCTATCAGTAGACTGAATAGCTTTTCCATCAGTACCTCTTTACTACCCATTTCTTCTAACAATTCATCGATTCCATCACTGGGTAAGAGTAAGTCTTTACTCTCCTGCTCAATCTGCCTAATCTGGTCAGCAGCTTCTTTTCTAGAGAGAGGAAAGACCTTAGGTACCATCATCACAACCGAATCAAGTCTGTGTTTAGATAAAGGTACCCAATGGTACAGTAACCAATCGTACCAATCGTAGGTAAAGAAACCCACTACATTCTCATCTAGAAAACCAGGAGTGATATCCGTATAAGGGGAATTGATTACCCTTACTGGTACCATGTTATCAGTATAGTACTTTAGACACAGTACAAAATCGTTAATCTCTTCCTTATTGAGCTGATACGGATAGATGTTTAAGATAAGCTCAGTACGGTTAATCTTACCTTCTCGAGTGGAATTGTAGATATACCTCGCTACGGTATCTCTTAAATTCACTAAAAGAGTAGTCGGTTTAGAGTGCTGAAGAGTATTGAGGTTTCTCTCTTTATAGCGTTTCCTGAACTCATGTAGGTCTATTCCATCGAAGTCATCTCGCTCACGGGTAAAGTATCCGTTTAAGAGTATCTCTTCCGTGAGGATATCATCCATGGATTCTAGTACCGCTAAGCGAGTATCGAATAAGCAATCAATATCCACTAAGATGCCATGTGACTTAGCTTTTTCTTTATCATTCGCTATCATCCCTTACTCCTTTAAGTCGGAGTAGTAGATAATGAAGTTATTGATGCAATAGCGATAGTTTTCCTTAAAGGTAAAGATTAGAGCTAAGAGTACCCTTAACCAGCGGTTGTCTTTATCTCTCACGAGCTTCTCGTAATAACTAGTATCAGCACTACTTTGCTCGTCTATCAATTTACCCATGAGATTGTTGATGTCATTGGGGTAATGTACTACGTATAGGCAATATACTTGGTGTAATACGATAGCTATTAGAGAATCCGGTAAACCTCTAGGACCTAAGTGTTTCTTACTCAATTCACTTAGAGTATCGTAATTGAGGTAGTCGATTAGATTATACCGATAACGAAGAGAATCAATGGTACTGTATACCTTGGTTAGTTCTTTGTCACTGCACTTAGAGAGTACTTGGGCAAAGACTTCGTATAGCCGATACTCCATTTGTTTTAATGGAGACTCCATAACCTCTTCTTTTAGGTTAGTGAGGTATTCACTGGCCTTGAGGTAATTGGCTTTCTCTTTATCGGTTTTATTCAAGCCACTGAAATCAATGTCTTCTAATGCTAAATTGGTTTCCATTTATTCCTCCTAGTAGAGTAGGGTGGACTTCAGCATCATGGCAGTTAAGTAAGAGTGTAACATCTTATTGGCTCCTACTTGACCAGTATAAGGTTTCAATGCATTAGCCGATGCTTGTCCCATCTTAACAATAGATTGCTCTAACAGTCGATTACCGTTCTCAGAACCACCCCTAAAGTGCATCATTTCCTCAGCAGTCTTAATCAAACCCATGGATAAGAGGTTGTTTACCTCAGGATAGGAGATACGACCACCTTTAGATTCACTACCGGTAGCCTGCAAGGTAAAGGAATCAATGTGGCTATTGTCTTTAGGAATAGAGATTTTCTTAGAAATCATCTGTTGCTGAATACGGACAGGTAGGTGCAGTACCATGGATTTCTTATTGGAGAGTTCACGTGAACCGTCATCCGAATACATCCAGATTCTGTGGTAGAAGTTGATGTTGTATTTATCGGCTACATTCTGTAGATTGTCGATATCCAAACGGTAATCATCTTCTCCTACCGGAGTAATGATTTGTAGGTAATCCTCTTCATTCTTGAATTTTATCATCAATTCTTCGAATTCTTTATCGCTTAATGTTTCTAAACGCTTACGTGTACGTTCTCCGTTATCCGATTTAGGAAGCATGTCTTGCACCAACTTTACCGCGTAGTCAGTGGCCTTTTTTCTAGCTTCAATTTGGCTCATTTGTCTTTGTCCTTCTTAAGCTAATATAAATAGAAATAAAACACACAGTAGTCATTCAGACTACTGTGTGTCTATCTATCGATTAAATTAGTTTAGGTTCTTCTACAGAAGTCTCTTCCTCTACGGTAATCTCACCATCTTGCTGGGATTCCTCAATGGCTTGATTGACTTCCTCGGTAGTAAATTCACCACTAACGGTTTCTTCACCTTGAGTGAGAGAAAGATTCTCTTCTTCATCGAAGAGACCTTCAGTCGCCTGATTAGCTTTTTCAGCTTCTTTCACCAGTTCACCTTGCACAGTAGCCAGGTCTCGTAAAGATTCAGCCAATTCCTCAATCTCATCACCTTGCTCATTCTTCACAAACCAGTCTTTATCGAGTTTACCGTTTTTACCATATTCGCTCATGTAAGGGAAGATGGTTTTATCCAGTAACTCTAACCATTCTTTAGAAGGTAATACATCACCCAATAGAGTACGGGCATTCAGGGTAGAAATACCCGAAGCGACACCGAGTTTGTAAATCAAGAGATTCAGTTCACGATTGATGACGTAAATCTGTTCTGTAATAGGTTTGTTTACTAAGAGGGCTTTAAAGGTATTCTTATTAAAACCCATTTCATTAAACATACCGACAAAGTCGATTTCATGCTTTTCACAAAGCTCTTTTACATCTCTCAAGATGAGATTCGGGTCAGTAATGAAGGCTTCTAAAGACTCGTCTTTAATACCAGTACCTTCTAATTCCTTCTTACCGGTAATCTTTTCGTACTCTTCATTGGCTTTATCAATGTCGACGTACTCTACTTGATCCAAAGTATCCATATTGCATTTGTTCCTTAAAATTGACTATTTAGCACTTTCTCGTTTAGCTCGTGCGGTGTTGTCTTCAATAAGACTATTCGTTTCAGAAGCATTCACCATTTGTTTGGCATACTTCTTCTTAATGGTCTTCTTATCACTCTCTAACCAGAAAGGATGATAAGTACCTAAAGCCATCCGCATGATGTCCAGAGTAGAGAGTTCTAGTTGTTCATGTGCCGTATCATCGAGAGAGTACCAGTAACGGGTATCCAGAATCATGTCCCAAGAGTATCCATTCTGTTTTACTTTCTCGTATAGAGTAGCAGGAGTCAGCTCCAATAGACGTTTGTCAATGGCTCTTAAGTGTTCAGCCCAGTACTGGGACATCTGTAGCATGTCAGCGCAAATGCTAATAGCACGAGATAAGCGACGGTTTTCATCTAAGAGGCTACGCACAGTAGTGCGAGAGAGTTTCACCTCAGGTAAGAGAACACAAGAGACATCTTTAAAGTTATCGGTACCAGTGATTTCACCAGTTAAACCGTACATGCCATGTTGGCGTAAGAAGTGGAAATGGGTCAGGTTCTCTAAAATACCATACTTCTGGGAAACGATGATTTCCAAGTGGTAACCGGAAGGACCGGTTTTACACCGCCACTGTTGCATGGTAACGATATTCAAGTCATCGGGATTGTTATCCTCACCAGCATCTCTCAATGGGTACTTCTGTACGTTCTTATCGGTTTTAAAGTGTAGTTTGTTTACGTTCTTGATTAGCCACATGCAAGTGGACAAGAACATGATGTTTTCAGGTACGCCTTTTAGCTTCTTACCGGTTTCGGAGTATTGAGAAGGTTTGTGTTGTGGAGCGTAAGGGTCTAACTGGAATGCTTGGCCATAGTGCACCGTACCGGTAAAGTAGGTGTTGGTTCCGACTAACAGGTCTGGTAGCTGGTCAATCATGTTTTTCTTGAAGCGACCAGAGTTCATGGCCACCATGTTTTGTTTAGCGTCACCTAAGTCGGTTTTATCGTAAAGCTCTTGAACGGCTTCTACAATAAACATGGAAATGGAGTCAATGCTAACAAATGTAGGTAAGAGAATTTTGATGGCTTTACCATTTTTATTAACCAGAGGCGTGTCTACTTTAAAAGAAACTCCTTGTTTCTTCTTAGAAAGCATCCAATCCTTAGCCATCTTAAACCACTCGTCTCCTTTGTAGAGCGATGCTTCTGTTACTAACCAGCGAGGATTTTCTCCTTCGAACCAATCAGGTTCATTGGGTTTAACGATTCTTCTTAGTCTGGCTTCTAGACCAGGAATATAGGTGTTGTTTTCAGTATCGTATTTCTGTCCAGGGCTTAAGTGGTGTGCACGGAAGGCAGCGACCTGATTGACGTAGTCGGCCAGGGCGGATTTGTATGAGTTTCCTGGCCCCACGAAGATAATGGAGCCATTATGCCCGCCATTGGTGAGGTATTGGCCATTAATGGCTTTTACAGGTGAGCCAGTGGGGATGTCCATCAAGCACCCTACGTTTAAGTTTACCCGTAGGTATGGGGACTGTTTCGCTGGCATTTGAAAAAATTCAGACATGTAAAACTCCGTTCTGTCTAATGATGATTAGATGGGGTAAAATAGCATGTAAAAGCATCGGTTTTTTGTTCAGATATTGGGAAGAACCGATAGAATTTAGATTTCTCGTTTTCGATTAAAAATCAGAGTATATTTAGAAGGAATTGAAGTGATGAAAAAAAACGATTGGCATGTCTCAGTAGCCCTGTCTGTAGAGGCATTAAGAAGCGATATTTCTGCTCTAAAAGAGATGGATATCTCGAATGAAGGTCTGGCTACTACACTAAGTAATCTCTTTAGAAACACCTACAATACACTGCGTTTATCCATTAGTGGTTTCTTGGAAAAGAATGACTACGGTGTATTGAAGCTGGATGAGAATCTGGCTCGTAAACTGGATAAGAGTAAACTGAGTAAGAACTACGCTTACTTACTGGATACTCAGGTAGAAGTACCAGTAGGCATGAAAGGTCATTACTTACCCTATACTGAAGTCTCTTTAAAACTCTCCACTTTGTTTAGTGGTTTACAGAGTCAGGTAGAGAAACTGCGTAGTGACATCGGTAGAGTAATCTCTACTGAAAAAGGACTACTGGATTCTACCCTCTTCGATGATAAGTATTACCTGGAAGAGAACAAGGTAGTAAAGAATGCGATTAAGGAATGGTCTTTACATCGTGTAGCCAATGACATTGTACCTTCACGTGCTTTTGGTGATGTCTTCCGTAATGGCAATGAATTGGTGGAATGCATTGGTGTAGCTCGCCAGTGTAACGATAACCTCAATCAGGTGAATCGTAAGAAGCTGATTGCTAACATTGAGACCACCATGTCTTACGTGAAGGACTTGATGGAGGTAGCTAAAGAAGGTTATTCTAAACCACTGATGCTGAAGATTGCTAATGCGATTGCTGCAGTAGCTGAGAATGTAGAAACACTGTCTGCTGCTGTGTATAACACTAAGATGTTGAATGTAGCATTGGATAGTGTTAATGAGAAAGTAACTTCTTTGGTTAACTAATAGATTATACTACTCTCTACTCCTCTAGGTGGGAGTAGAGAGTAGTATTCTGTCTATCTAGTCTAAATCGAACATATCACTAACGTCAGGTAGTGGTGTGTCAATGAAGTAGTCATTGAGAGTATGGATTACAATCAGGTTATCCAACCTAATGTTTTTGGAATTACCATCTTGGAAACCAATGGTAATGAAATCCAAACCCATCTTCTCGTAATTAAGGAAGGTAAATCCAAGTAAGTGAGAAAGGTAGATTTTCCTTTTCATTCTACTATCGTCATTTACTCGCAATGTACAGCAAGCATTACCGTTCCTATCGTAACGAATAGTAACCTGTCTTTTCAGCTTACAATCGTATACGATTCCTTTAGGTGAAATCTTGTAGATACCGTGGAAACGAGTATCAGGGATGTCGTACAAGAAATCACCACCAATGTTACCCTGTCCATTCATTTTTAAACTCCTAGTGTTAACGTATTAAAGACATTCGTTTCTGTTTGTCATTTAACAGACCACACTAGGAGGTATTTCGAATACAAAAAATGAAGTTTGTTTATAAAGTCAAAGTACCCTTAAAGCAACCTTAGAGGTTGGTACTTCTTTCTCTCTCTTTGACTTTATATGAAATTAGTTTACTAGGAAGGAAAGGAATGAGTGTAACGTAGTGTAACGAATGGATTGACTGAGTAAGGAAACTATTGAATATAAAGGTTTCTCTCCTCTTACTTGGGTTAGAGTATAGGAAGATACTTAATGACGCCGTAGGCGTCAAGATAGATAGATAGATAGTCCTAACAGTTACCTATTCTGTATTAATTTATACTACACTACTCTTAATCTACTCTATTCTAATAACAATACTAATTCCAATAGACTAGAGAGACTAAACTCTTTCTTTTTGCTTCTTTTTCTTTACTGAAATGAATACTAGCTACTCTACTCCTCATTACGGGGAGTAGAGTAGTATAGTCTTTATTACTGCATTAAGGTTGTCCTTTTAAGCGTTTAATCTCTGTTTCTAGTTATTCATTCCGTTACCACTACATTCATCCGCTAGAAGCAATGGTCGTTTTAAGGACTTTGTCTTAATCGAGCTATCTCTGCTTCTAACTCTTGAATCTTGTTGTAGTATTCAATCACCTTCTCTTCAGCGATTCTCAGTTTAGTCTTAATCCCTTCTCCGGTATTAGTTAATTCCAGTAATCGTTCTAAGGTAGGTTTCTTTTCTTTCTTCTTCTCTTTCCTGACATTCTTGATTCTTTCATGGTCTACGTTATCGACAATGTAAATATCGGATAGTACCATAGACTCTGCTTGAATATCGACACCTAATTGTAGATTAGCTAATTCTTGGAATTGCTCGATTAAGGCTTCAATATTCTCATCTTTAGGTAAGGCCCCTAGACGGATACCGATACCCATAGTGACGTAGGCTACTCCTGTACCGATAGGATAGGATTCTAGGTAATGTAGAGGGAAGGAATAGACAGTACCCGAGTCTGTCTTTAAGAAGATAATCCTACCTTCCTTATCCATGTGTTCTTGGAAGAGAGAGTCTGCTAAGCTGTATTTACGGTAATAGGTAGCGAGGACATCGGTACCCATGTTGATTAATTGCCCGTAATTAGAGATAGCAGTACAGGTTAGAGGGGTGTTGACTGGGAGTAGGTTATGGAAGGGATTATTGAGCTTCCAGAGACCTCTACTCCCTACTGTTGGATTATTTAACATTGTACTCATTCGCTTTGCTCCTTCTTACAATGTCTCATTTCTACGGGATTCAGTAAAGTACTCATTATAGGTTTCCTTTAAGAGTATAGGGGGAAAATTCATAGCAGTATAGAGAGAATGGTTAGTGGGATTATAGCTATATGCTCTATTTTGCTCTTATATTGAGATTAGAGTGTCTATAGTAGGGTAGCCTACCTTATACTGTTAATCGCGTTATACGACGCTCTACGAGCCAGTAATCGCTATTCTCTTTATAGAGACTAGGTAGACTAGTCTATAAAACAGTGAAAATGATAGAAATACTACTCTCTCTACCTAACAATGGGTAGAGAGAGTAGTGATTCAGTATTACTTAATATCTTCTTTGGTAGAAGGAGTAGGTTTAGACTGCTGTACTTCCTCCTCTAGGTTATAAGCTTTCTTATTCTCTTCTACTGCTAATTCTACCCTTACCGGTAATTCTGGTTCTTCTTCAATTACAGTTACAGTCGGTACGTGGGTAGGATAAGTATAATTAGAGTAGCCGGTTACAGTAGTTTCCTCAGTAGGGTGTACATGAGGCTCTAATACGGGTGCTGCTTCTGTAGTCAGTGCTTCTGCTACTTGATTCTGTACCTGCTGTACCTCTTGTAAGGTTTCAATGACGGTACGGTAAGCAATCAGCTGTAAGGTAGTGCTCTTTAACATCTCTTCGAGTTTATCGACTCTAGAGAGGGCATCAGTCAATTGCTTACGGATAGAAGTGAATTCAGCCATCATTTGGTTATCGAAGAGGATTTGGTCTCCTACTTGTTGAGACCTGTTTTGCCATTCTTGCATGTTTGGTTTCCTTATTGTCTAGTGATGGTAACACCAGTATTAGTTTATCGCTAACCCTATCTAACGATAGGAACAGCTCTTCACTGACGTAGGATTGTAACTCCTACGTTGATATTAGAGGGAGGTAACACAATGTTATCCTCGCTAATAACACAATACACGATATCGGAGAGTACGGAATACTCCATGAAGGAGTGGGAGATTAAGAAGATTTGGTTATCAGGGAATTCCTCTGCTAGCCTTTCTATTAACTTAATCACGTTTTCTCGGTGTTTGGCATCGAAGGTTCTGCCTGGTTCATCTAAGTAAAGCGGATAGTTATCCAGCTTTAGAGACTTCATCACCATGAACTTGAAGGCTAGGTTAATGATTTCACGAATACCATCACTACCTAAAGAGACATCAGGTTTCAGGTGATTAGAATGCCCTACGGTAATAGGGAATCGATAAGAGAGCTCCTCTCCTGTCTCTACCTTAGACGGGTGAACAATGAGAGGGTAAGACCAGATAGAGGCAATGAAACCGTTTAAACGAGCTAAGAAGATTTTAATATAACCCAATAAGCCTTCTGCAATTAAACCATCTTGAGGATTGAGGGCTTCGATAATAGCTTGAAAAACGACTCTTTCCTCTTCTAGAGACTTTACGGTGGACTCTAATAATTCAATCTGCTTCTGCTTACCGGCTAGACTAATCTGTTTCTTAGAAAGCAGAGCGATTTCCTCTCTAAGATTCACTACAATCCGATGTACGGTATCGTAGAGGTCTTTTTCGATAATCTTAAAGTTTATCTTTTCTTGCTCTTCTACCTTATCCGTTACATGACGTCTATAGTCATCGTAGACCTGATAACAGTGTAGCTTATCCTCTAAGATTTTCTGTCTCTTTTCAAAGTGAGTCAGCTTCTCTTTCAGTTCAATAGACTCCTTCTCGAGTTTCATTAAGGTCTCTTCTAAGGAGAGTCTATACTTCTCATCCACTCCATTGAGGTTCTTAATCTTCTCTTCAATCTCTTTTAGCTGTAAGAGTAATTCATTCTTCTTCACTTTATCCTTTAATCCCTGCCTGACTTTATCAATAGAGGAATAGAGATAACTACCGTTCTGGTAGAGTTTCTTCTCCTTAATCTCTTGGATTAGGGGAGAGAATAAACCATTGAAAGAAGAGAGTAGGGTTAAGAGCTGTTTCAATACTTCAATGTCTCGATTTAGGGTAGTCGCTAATGTCTGTTTCTCTTTTAAAGAAAGAGTAAGGCTAGAGAGATTCTCTTTCTCTTCAATTAAGGAGAGATTGAGTTTCTCTAAAGCTTCTTTAGAATAACCTAAATGGAATTCATGATGGCAATTAGGACACTCTACTTTAGCTTGTCTTTCCTTCTCTTTAATCGAGTGGATTCTCTCAGTGACTTTAGCTATCTTGACATTGGATTGGTTTACTGAATGATTAAGCGTATCGATTTCTTCTTGGAATTGCTTTAAGAGACGATAGGAGAGCGTTTCACTCTCTATCTTAAGGGATTCCTCAATGTAGCGGCTAATCTCGCTGTGTTGAGCGTTTAGCTGCTTTAGAAGCGATTCTGGATACTCTAATCTATCGATGTGCTTATCGATCTCAAATCCCTCTATTTCTGCTTGTATTTCCGTTTGTGCTTTCAGTAGGTCTTCCAGACTAGTCGACCTTAATTGATTAATCTCTAAGAGCTTGTTTTCTGTTTCGGTATAAGACTCTAAGACAGTACGGTATCGATTCGAGTGAGAGTAGCTCTCGTGTTTATAGTGTTCAATGTTCTTGAGAATGTCTTGTAAGTCTTCAGGACGAATGTATTGCTTATAGACTTCTTTACTGGTTTGGTAGAGGTCTTTAGACCACTTGACTAATTCCTGGTTATTCTTACCTTGTTTACGGATTAAGTCCTCTAGGTAATCTGGGTCATTCATCTCGGGAGAGAAGGAAACCAGATTGTTTAAATATTCTATTTCTTCCTCTTTATCCCGAATGGTCTTATTAATCGCCATTAGGTCTTCACTCTCTAAGTTACCCTGAGAGACAGAGACTAATTGCTGTTTGGTTTTCTTCAATGCCCCTACGGTATCCCTTAGTCTTTCCTTGGCTTTATTGAATACCGAGAAAGCGTAGGTATAGTCCGTATCGCACAATAAGGTAAACCACTCTTTTCTCTTTTGTGGAGAGAGACGAGTGAGGTATTCCTTATCGGTTAATAAGGCATGGATTTCCTTAGTATAGTTAAAGTAATCCTTCACTAACTGAGTCTGGTAAGTAATTGTACCACCGATATTGAGTTCTTCATTGGTGTTTAAGTCAATAAAGGAGTGTTTGTTCTCCTTAAAATCGTTAATGAGTTTATAGGTATTACCTAGGTGCTCTATTACGATTTCCTTGTATCCGTTTTTAGTAAAGTCTACCTTGTCAGCAGGTAGAGGAGAGAGGTAATGCAATAAAGAAGACTTACCACTACCATTGGTACCGATAATGGATAAGACATTACCTATCTTAGTAAAATCGATTTCGATTTCAGTAATCGAGGAGAGCTCTAACCGATAGCACCCTCGAAGAATGAGTTTGATGATTTTCACTGATTGAACCTCTAGTCAGTTTCTTAATTCAGAATAGAAAGTCATTTCCAGTAAATGGCAAACAGAATAGATAGTACACTCT